GGTTAGGATCATCCTTAAGCCGCTTAAGAAAATCAACTTCATATGCATTGATTTCTTCACCAGCTAAAGTTGTATACTTACGGTAACCACCAGAGGCCTTAATCAACCCAAGTTCCTTAGCATCCATATACATATTGTACTCATAATCAATACCATTAAGATAAGCATTGTTTTTCAATAGCCAACCAGCTAGTAGTGCTGCTTGAGCTTTTTGGTGGGGACGAGATTGCTTTGACTTGTCAATCTTCATTGTAATCAAATGGCCTTCATATGTATCATCTGATTCGCCCTTATACTTACCTTTAATTTGGGTTGACTTCGCAAGTTCCAAGCGCAAAGCATCTGCATGTTTCAGCGCCTCACCACCACCAGCAATTGTCTTAGGCGCATATTTGTTCATAGCGTCTTGGTTAGCCCTAACTTGGTTAATAGCAACCAAAGCAATGTTAACATCCCTAAGCATTGGTGTAATCTTACGGACAAGCTTAGTAACAGCAGCCGCTTGCCGACCACGTTGGCCTTCTTCGCCAAAATCAGTATTTTGTTCTGCCTGTGTAATTGTCCCACCAATAGAATCCCAAATAACAAGCAGTGGGGTATCCTTACGCGACTCATCATCTTTATAAGTATTAATAATGTTTTCTATGGTAGCCCCTACTTGCTCAACATTAAGAGACTCACCATTGTTTTTATCTGGGGAATAGATAAAGGTATGGGCTGGGTCAACCCCAAGTTCTTCCATACGATCCCCATCTGAAGTTCCTTCTGCATCAAGCCAAAAGGTATCTGCGCCAAGTGCACTTGCCACCCGATTAAGATAAATCATAAATGTTGATTTACCTACTTGCTCAGGTGCATAAATTTCTGTAATTCGTCCAAAGGGAATGCCGCCTCCCATTATGTAATCCCATTGAGGGATGAATGTTGGCAACATATCTTTAATTGCCACATCATGACCAATAGGACTGAAGCCAATAGACTTAGCAAGGTCTATTGTAGTACCTGAATTTTCAATCTCACTTTGTCTTTTCCTTGCCATTATTTACCCCCAAACAATTCCTTAGCAACGTCACCTAATCCAGAGTCATTCAAGACATCCTTAACAGAGGCATCAGTAACATGCTTGTCTGTCGGAGCGGGCTGCTGTGGGGCAGGCGCTTGTGAGACAGGCTGTTCCTGCTTAGGCTGCATCTGGGAACCAAACTGACTCAGCGGATTGCCTAAATCTTCAATTTCCTGCTGTTCTTCTGGCGTTGCTTGTGGAACTGACTGCGGTGTAACCTGCTGTTGCTGAACTGGTGGCTGTTGTACTGGTGCCTGAGTAGGTTTAGCTTGCGGGACTGCTTGTGGCGCTACTGGCTGAGTTGGTGCCTGAGTGGTGGGAATACTCCCAAAGATAGGCGAGTTGCTAAACGTATCTTTGAAACTTGGCGCTTGAGTTGCACTTGTCTGTGGTTGCTTGGCTGGCTGTGTTGCTAATTCAGCATTTTTCTGGTTTAAAACATATTGAACAATGCTTGGATTTGTAATATAAGATGGCTGAATAAGCTTGTTAAGATCTTCTAACTGGTTTTCCCAGCCCGTTGATAATGGTGGCAACGGATAATTTTGGGCAATTTTAACGTCATAATGAACATGATTATTACTTTCCTTAACATAGCTAACCTGAATTGGATATGCTAACCCACTTGAGATAAAGCTCCAATCCTTTTGATCTTGTGACGGATTAAAGGCATAAGCATTAAGTGCTGCCTGATTAACATTAGGGTTGCTCATAGGATCTTCTAAAGAACTCATCAACGAATCCATCTGAGACTTAGAAAGCTCCATGACGTAGACGTTAGGTAACCCATCAGGTGTTGTAGCTTGAATAATTTTACCATCTGTATACTGCAAAGGCACAACATTTACATAGTAACGCTTGGAGGGATAGCTATTACTAAAGGTAGTACCAATTAAACCTGCCTTATCCGCGCGATCAATATAAGCCTGAATTGGATCATTTTCGTCTCGCTTGCTAGACATAGTAAAAGCAGTTCTAAATTCACCACCCGACTTCTTGCTAGCACTTGTAAACCACTGCCTAAATTCTGCGTAGAATAGATTATCACTATTAGCAGGAGGCAATATACGGATCATCACCTTTTGATTCTTAGCACCTGCTCGTAAAATAGTCTTATTACGAAGTTCCTGAGTTGGATCGTAGTTGTCATCATTGTTGCTGTTTACTTCTTTATAACGATTAATTGCATCTTTAAGGCTCATTTATGTACCTTCCTTTTAATTTCCATAGTTATTTTCTTGACGCTTGTCCGCACCATATGAGATAAGCATTTGAGCGCGTTGCTCAAAAACCTTTACAATAAACTGTACTCGTCCCATAGAGTAATCTGCGGTATTCACTCTATTCTGAGCTTCTTGGTAAGCAGGGTCTAATGCTATCTGGGCTTCCAACAAATCCTTAGTTGGTCTAATACCCTCTTCCAAATATTTCTGATATGCTTTGTTATAGCATTCAGCATGTTTTCGCTCTAGCAAGTCTTCTTGCTGTTTGAGTACCAGCTTAGCCTCTTGTAATACTGCACTCCAAAAGGCATACTTAGCTGGCTGCTCAATAAATGCTTTTTGATAGTTAGACTCATCTACTTCAAGCTCTTTTTGGATTGAATACTCATGCTTAATACCATTATAATCCTGTACTGTAATGGTATCTGTATCGAGATCATTAACATAAGCTTTCATTGCTTGCCCCCTTTGACTATATAGTAACATAGCCTTATAGCAAAAGTCAAGCTACTTTATAGGCAACTTGTCAATTATTTTTTCATATTGCTCTTTGCTAATGTCCTTGCTTTCTTCCATATCTTGTAACATCTTAATCTTTTCAAAGTAGTCAATGTAGGAATTATAGGAGTCAAAATACTTAAGCTTGTCTTTGTCTAAGCCTACCATGTCATTATAGGTTTTACCAATATCAACTTCTGCTTCAATTGGATACCTAATTCGCTTCCCCTTATAGTTGGTAAATAGCCACGGGTAGTCAAGGTGCTCCATGACATATAAAGCTAGTGTAGATACCTTATCTATCTCTTCCTCGGGACAATCAATTAAGATGGAGTCATGCACAGTAGCAATGATCACAGACTTGAATTTTGACTTTGCAAGTAGTTCATTCAAAATAATAACTGCTGTATTAGTTAAAATTGCCCCAGACCCTTGGATGATTGTGTTAACAGACTGCCGCTGCGCCTTGGAACGCTTACCATAGTCAGTACTAAAAGCCCCACCAAGATTACGTCTAAACCCGTTTAGTGTTGTCACATAGCCGTTGTTTTCAGCAAACTTATGTGCTTTATCAATAAAGGCTTTGACTCGTGGCTTTGACTTAAAGAAAGTATTTATTTTTTCTTGTGCTTCCTCCAAACTCAATCCGAGGTCTTCTGCAAGTGCAGCGTCTCCTTTTCCATAAATCAAACCAAATCCGATTGACTTGGCGGCCTTTCTTTGCTCTACAATAACATCATCATAGGAAACATCGTACATTAGGGAGGCATTAGCTGTGTGTATATCCTTCCCTTCTAAAAATGCGCCTGTCATACTGTCCTCTTTAGTTACTAAAGCAAGTATATGAAATTCAAGAGAGGAATAGTCCAAGTTAATAAGTTTACCATTTGGAAATCTTGAAACAAACATACGCTTGATTGGATACTTATAGTTAAACAAGTGAGTGTTACTCTTTTCAGCTGGTAAGTTTTGAAGATTAATTTGGCTAGAGGATAACCTACTTGTCTCTGTACCAACTGCGGAAAAATGCCCATGTAGTTTCATGGTGTCATCTGTATACTCACGCAAGCTATCCGTAAAGCTACTACTAATCTTATTAACGATAGAAAACTTTGCAAGCATTTTGGTTAAGTCTTCCGTGTCTTTATCTCCAGCCTCTTTAGCCTGACTATTGACATAGTCTAAAGCGACCTTATTAGTTTTGTAGTCAGACCATATAATTTGTTCCTCAGGCTTGTTCTTTTTCCAAACTGTATCTTTAATAAAATCTTTCCCGTATGGTAGTGCATACCCAAGATTTTTGTATAAAATGGTAGCTATATCATTTGCTCTACTTGCAGAAAACTTATACTTGTCATCTTTAAACTTTGCACGATAGCCAAAAATAGTCTTGTCACGTTCCTTGGGAGGCTTAGCAAACTCCTTAACACCTTCATTATAAAGCCCAAGTTGGTACTCTTCAAAATCTTTTACTGCTGGGAGCTTTCTAATGTCATTGTTAAGTTCCTCGGCCTTATCTGCATAAATTCTCGTAATTTTGGTTAGGTAAGCATCATCAACCTGCATGCCATGATTTTGGATACAAGCTAAAGCATGTACTAGCTTAGGATAAAAGTTAAGGTAAAGGTCTTCAATGCGCCCATCTTTATTTAGGGGATCTTCTCTAATAAGCTGTAGAAGCTTGTTATGAACTCTTAGCGTAGCATCTGCATCACCGGCAGCATAATAGTACATAATCTCCATTGGAATCCACTCATAGGAGAAATTACCCCCACTGAATACATTTGATGTGCTAATATTGGCTAAGTCCATTGTTGCTTTAACAACTTTATCCCTATAAAATCTGTTAACTACCGGAATAAGAACCTTATTAAAAACCCAGTCTTTAACTTCATCTGTGTTAAACCCATACTTGTCAAGATAGGTTAAATCTGCTCCCTCTAGAAAGTTTGACAGGTTGTCCTTACCAAGCAATACCGTATCATCCTTATTGGCTCTGTTTGCCTTTCTAACATACATAATTGCCTTATTAATAAGTTTAACTAGCCATGTCTTGTACTCTTCTAGCGGCTTGTCATAGCCACCTATACTTGTCAAGGAAAAAGCTAGGTCAGATAAATGACGAGACGTCTTCTTGTCCTGAGATATTTCTAGATAATGACCCGTCAATGTATCAACAACATTAACAAAGTCAAGCTCTTTAGCATGACCAGTAGCAAGCATAAAGTGTTCATCAAAGGCAATATTGTGCCCAACTTTAATAAGCCTAGTATCCTTTGGTAATGTCATAGTAACTGGTACCTTTGGGTGAATGTCACCAATAGTCTTTGCTCTTGTGAGATCATCAAGCATATCAAAAATCTCTTTTACTTCTTCCTTAGTAAAGCAGCTACGCTTCCCATTTAAAGTAGTACCTGTTTCCGAATAACGCTCACAGTGACCAACAGGGATAGCACAAGCCTTACCCTCAGCCCAAGCAAAGCTAATAACAATAATTTTAGCTCCCTTTTTATTTGGTTTCAGGGTATTGGTTTCAGTATCCCACCCAAATTTAGCTGTTTCTACTGGTTTTGCCATTACCTCTCGTGCCTGCTGAATATTTGTTACCTCAAAATAATCAGGGCGTTCAGGAACTAAAGCTTTGTCACCTTTAGCTAAGTATTCTCCCAAAAGCCTTAGTGAGGCATTACGATTAACCTTCCTATTTGGCTCTGACTCTATGTACTCCTGAGAAAACACAGGCAAGATCCACCGTTTTTTACCGGCAATATCCTTTTTAACAGGAACTCCTTGTGCTTTTGTTATTCCTCCCAAGCCAAAAAAGTTGGTTGAAATTGTTCCCATAGGGATAATAATGTCTGGGTCAAGTTCTTTTATCTTTGAATTAACTTGATCACTCTTTTCATTAACAACACGCTTCCCTGGTGACTTGTATTTGACAACATCGCCCCTACGATTAACCCTATCTGGTTCTGGAATGGTTGGATAGGTAAAAGAGAACTCATA